TATTAGTTTATCACCCACAGTTGCATTATAACCAAAACCGTTATATGTTTGTTCAGATAATATTTTTGAAACAAGGTGTTCAAACTTAATAACTTGTTCTGGTACTTTGCAATTGTTTAGTTGGTAATTATAAATGTTTACTGTAAGCATAACATCTTGCTCACAGTAGGTAAGCATTTCTTCAGAGTAGGTTTCCCATCCTCCTTGATAATCTAACTTATTATTATTTAGAAACTTACCCCAACACTCCAGAGAGTTACCACCAAGCGGATGGTCATCTCTATCAGGATACATTAACTTTGATATAATTAAAGTATCATAACATTTGGAACATTTAAAACTACCTAGAATTTTCTTGACAACAGCAATATCAAAGAAAATATTGTGACCGATTATTAATGTTGCTTTATCTAAAAGACTTCGTAGGGTCACGATATTTTCTGGAGTAAACTTATGAGTAGTACCTGTGTCTAGATTATATACGACTGCACAATGAATTGTGTCTGCTTCTTTAACAATCTTTTTACCATCAATAGAAACTTCATTTAGTCCGTTTGCCTCAACATCAAGTACTAATCTCATAGTATTCCTCACTTAAAGAATGTATTCAACTGTCTATTAACTCTAACGAATGTAGTTCTTTTTGGTAGATCTTTTAGTTTATCAGCACCAACATATGTACATGCTGATCTTACACCACCAAGAATTGATTTCATTACTTCTGATATTGGACCAGTATAAGGAACATCGACGGTCTTACCTTCTGATGCTCTGTAGGTAGCCACACCTCCAGAGTATTTTTCCATTGCCGTATCTGATGACATTCCATAAAATCGTTTGCCAACTAATCTCTGCTTATAATAAACATCTTCACCAGTTGATTCATTAGTACCAGCAAACATACCACCAATCATAACAAAATCTGCACCCGCTCCAAATGCCTTGGCAACATCTCCCGGACAAGTGCAACCACCGTCCGATAGAACATAGCCATTAAGTCCGTGTGCGGCATCAGCACATTCCATGATACATGACAGTTGTGGGTAGCCAACACCAGCAACCTTTCTAGTTGTACATACTGAACCGGGACCAATACCAATCTTAATGATATTAGCACCAGCTAATAGTAAAGCCTCAGTCATTTCACGGGATACAACATTACCAGCAATAATTGCTTGATTAGGAAATAATCCTCTTACTGTTGATACATACTTAACAAACTTTTCTGTATATCCATTAGCAACATCAATACAGATAAATCTAATACTAGGATAAAGATTAATAATTTGTTGTGCCTTATCAATCTCAGCAAAGTTATCTTTACCCATACCCATAGTATAGACTATATTATTAGATAGATTACCAGCTAAAATGTTTGCTTGCTTCCATTCATCTACACTATAATATTTATGTAGTGCAGTTAATGCATCAAAGCTAGCAAGTTCTGAAGCAACTTCCCAATTACCAATAGTATCCATATTGCTAGCAACAATAGGAACTCCAGTCCATTGCATAAGTCCATTAGGCAAACTAAATTTAAATGTTCTTGACATAGATACTTCACTTCTACTGTTTAATGTAGAACGCTTTGGTCTAATAAGAACATCACAAAAATCTAACTTAATATCTTCTTCTACCTTCATACTATCTCCTGTGGAATTGTCTGTGGATCATTTGAAAAATGAACATTGTAAGGATCAACCCAAGTAGCATTATCAATTTGTGCTCTAATAAATTCTTGCATTTCTTGAATGGTATTAAATGTTATAGTATCTCCGGGCATACCATAATATAGTTTAAAGATGCCACACTCATTTAATACATCACCTTTATTAAGAATTACAGTTGTTGTTCCACTAATAAGAATAGCTTTTAGTAATCTATTTAAATCTAGGAAATCAACTTTACGCTGTCTACCTGTAGTTGTGCCATATTCATTACCTACAGCTCCAATCTTTGAGCGTTCAGGACAGGTAAGAAAAGACTCTGGAAACCGTGGATCATTACCAGATCTAGTATCATACATCTTTGCAACACCGACTACATCTCCAATATCTCTAAAAGAAAAACCAAGAGAGCAGGCAGCATAAGGCAAAGTTTCTGAACTAGTTGTATAAGGTGGATTACCTTGATTAATATCCAACCACATACCTTGAGCACCTTCACAAAGAATTCTATCACTACCACAGAATTCTCTATCTTCAGGCCACAGTAAATCTTCCATTTCAACAGACTTAAGAAAGTTTTTTGCTAGTGCAGACTTTCGTAAAGCTTTATCTGAATAGCAAGGAGCAATACCACAACCAGTAGTACCTAATTCTTTCTGAAGATACATCTCATCATAACGAATATTTTCTGGTGTAATAAAGCTAGCGTGTGGGTGAATCCATAGTTTTTCCATTGGATCAAATCCAGCAGTCTCTAAATATCTAATTTCTTTTTGTAGTTTAAAGTAATCAACTACGCAATTAGGACCAATAATACATTCTTTATTATGAAAGATACCACTTGGGATTTGATGGGTCTTGTACTTTTTACCGTCTACATATACAGTATGACCAGCGTTTGGTCCACCGTTCCAGCGGCATACATACTTATAAGGAAACTTCTGGCAATAACCAGACACTACTTTACCCTTACCCTCATCACCCCAAGCAAGACCAAAGACAATATCAACTATAGCCATATTAACTTCCTTGTGTTACATTGTTATTAGGATCAAATACAACTTGACCACCATCATCAATAGCAAAACCAACTTCCTTTAATCTACCTGTCTTACGATCATAGTACAAAGCAGAGGCAATACCAGCACGACCAGTAAGACGATTCTTTAGAACTCTAATGGTAGTAGTATTTGCTATTACTTCATCTGTATTTTGTCTATCACGCTCAAGAGCAATTACGGTATTAGGAACAGACGATAGAGCACCAGAACCACGAAGATCCTGTAGTGTAATTCTATCACCCTCTTCATATGCCTTTTCTGTTTTCTTAAGTTGAGACACAATATCAATATGCACACCTGTACGAACAGCAATAGATCGTAGTTCTTTCATAAGCGTGTCAATAATAATACGCTCTGAATTACCACCGTCTATATCTTTGTCATGCATACCCATAAGACCAGCGGCTGCTGCGGTAATATGATCAAGAACAATTACATCAACCTTAAGGCTGACTGCCATATATTCCATACGAGCAAGAAGATTTTGCATAGCGTTATTGCCAAGGTGATCATAGATAAAGAAATTAGTACCACTAAGCTTACGCTTTGCAGCAGCATACTCTTCATCAGAAAGATCATCTACAAAATCCATGTTAATAGGATTCTTTCCAAGCTTACCACGAAGATCGTTCATCATTCGACAAGCACGAATAGCTCGTACTGGCTTGTTAAGAATCAAACTAATCATGTCATCCATAGTTTCTTGTGGAGATTCCTCAAGCATAATTGCACCGACTGATCTACCTTCCTCCAAATGATGGAGAATAAGCTCACGCAGAATAGTAGACTTACCACTACCAGTTCCACTAGCCCATAGACTAATTTCACCAGAGCGTTGACCAATAAGAAACTCGCTAAGGCTATCGAAGGGAAATGGGTAGACTCTAACATTTTTAATATCCTCACTACTTTCTACAATTGTAGATACATGTAAAATTTCATCTGGTGAATACTGTTGTGCTTCCCAAATAGCAGAAACTACAGCCTTACCATTATTGTTCATTAAGCATTCATTAGCATCCTTGTAAGGTAACTTAGCAATCTTACACTTACCGGGTGGCAGTAGTTCTGCAATTTGTTTAGTAGCTTGCTTACCGGGATCGTCGTTATCCAAACAAAGAACTACTTCAGAATAACTACAAACAAATTCATAGTTATCTTTAATTGATTTAACAGCAGACTGAGCACCGTTGGGAACAGAAACAACAGGCCAAGTACCACCAAGGAGTTGATTAACAGTCATGCAATCAATTTCACCCTCAGTAATTACTAGTCTCTTGCCACCGTTCTTCCATAAGTGTTGACCAAATAATTCAACAGTCTTACTGTTACCCTTCCAAAAGAATTGTTTATTAGGACCACGCAGATGTTGTCCAAGTAATTCTCCACCTTTATAGTAACTAGCAATTTGAATATCCTTGCCATTTACTTTGGCAGTAGTATATCCATAAAGTCTACAGGTTTTTTCACTAATACCTCTATCTGTTAGATCTTCAAATCTACCAGTAATAGGAGTAAAGCTTTTGATTATTGTGGTTTCTTCCATAGGTTTTGAATAACCATCCTTTCCTTCATAGTATTGACAAGCAAAACAATAATAATGATCTGTGTATTCTGTTAGGTTATCACCCTTATGGTCATTACCAGAAGCAACGCACCGTGGACATTGTGTTCTTTTACCAGTAAATGTACTATTGTTTATCATTTACTATTCTCCCTAAAACAGTCCCAGCCCCACCTCTTTGCGTGATTTTTTCGGTGATTATTTGTTGCATCTTCAAGCATAATGCATATTTCCCGCCTCGCCTCGTCGCGTTCAGCAATAAGTTCAATAATAGTTTCTGATCGCATATCACACATATTGATACGCTTGTTTAATTCTTCGCGGAGTTGTTTGCATTCACTTTCTAGTTCTTCTATTCTTAGTAAAACCGAACTCATAGGATCATCACTCATATTTTTAATACCTTATCTTTAGATTTAGTTAGGATTTCTACTGTTAAAAATCCTTCTTGAGATGACTCAATAATCTCAAGCGACGCAATTCTTTCCTTTTCCGTTCCTCCATAGAACGACATTGAATCACCCGTGCATACAAAAGGACCGCCATCGTAATCAATAAAAGGATATCCATCATTAGAAGTACCTCCTCTATAATAAGCAGAAGGTCCATCAATAATATATTTATTTCTGGCAACCTTCGTAACTACTCTAGGCTGTCCATACCTTGATATAATTTTAAATGTTTCATTAATTTTCATAGTTCAACAAGAATCCCTTCTTCATTAGTATAGTAAATCTTATCAAACATATTAGCACACCAAGGCATACAATACTTGCATGGCCTTGACATTCCAATATGACCTGTCTTACTAAATCTAGTATTAACAAGAATAAGTTTATCCATGTTACATTGAATTTTTCTTACTGCATCTAACTCAGAGTGAAGATAAGGTAACATATAACCAAGTTCAACAGTCTTGGGATGTGTCTTCCAGTTATTAGTGCCCACAGCAATAACTTTATTCTTTCTAATAACCAAAGAAATATGAGCACGATCTCTTTGAACTGTTTCAGAAATTTTACGAGAGAGTTCTATCCATTGATTCATTAGTTAAAGCACTCCAACTTAAAGGGAAAAGATTATAACAAACATTTGAAACAGCCTTAGCATAATCTCTTACTTCTTGTTGGGCAGTATCATGTGATCTAAGTAAATACATTCTAGACCAAGCGTATAATGAACCAGTCCAAATCCATTCAGTATACATAGACTGTGGAAGAACTGATCTTGCTTGTTCAGGACATACACCCTTCTCTAATAAATGTTCATACATAAGTATAGAAGCAGAGCACATATTTTTGTATTGAACTAATAACTCAGGATCTTGTACAATTTGATCTGAAGAACCCTGCTTTTTATTCTCTGCTTTAAATCTAAAAGCATCTGGAATCCAACACTCAGGAGTATAGTCAATATAACGACGGCTGATTTCATTCCAAGCAAAACCAACTTGATGCTTTGCTAGTTGTCGTGCGATAAAAACAGGAGCCTTAAACTTCATCTTAATAGATGTGTGTGCAAAAGGACTCCAATGATTATGCTTTGCAAGATATTTAATTAACTTATTGTTTTGTTCTTTAGTGTAAAGAGTTGAAACTTTATCAAAAGAAACTCTAGCAGCGTCAACTACAGACGAATCAGTACCCATATGATCTATGTATTCTACAATTTTATCCATAATTAAATCTCCTTTAAATCGTTGGGGCGGATTTGCACCGCCATCTTTATACACGCTTGGGGTAAATGTATACTGTTCTACTAACTTAAACTACCAAAGACAATTACTTGGGATCATTAATCCCTAGTATAAAGTAACCATTAGAGCCGACTTCCGCCCACTCTTTAGTTACATACATGGAGATGATCTGCGAATCATCTTCCCATAATTTACCATTTAATATATCAAACACAGCTTTAGTATAATTATCCAAGTCTGCTCTTGGATGTCCTCTAGAAGTTTTCTTAGGACGCTTTACATATAACTCTAAGGTAATACATAAAGGACCACTAAATAATTTTCTATCAGTACCTATTACTTCATATACTTTTTCAGCAGCTTTTTCTCTAAACTCTTTATAAGGACCAGAGTAATAAGCTCCCCACTTACCTACTCTGGGTCTAGATGCTGCTACTGGTGAGATATTAAACTTCCATTCCATTAGAACGGAATGTCATCGTCAGTAACTTCTTCTGTCTCGGTGGTGGCAGCAGACTTGTTAGCACCAACGCCAACAAAACCACCCTCTACTGGAGCAAATCCGTTACCGGAACCGCCACCAGTATTATTCTTTTCGATGATTTGCACACCGTTCAGATATAGACTGAGAGAGTTATCACGACTAAGAACCATAGGCTGAAGCTTTAGACGAACCTTATCGCCGCCAAAAGCAACAACATCTGTTTCCTTAGCAAGAGCATCTACGCAAGGAAACTTAATCTTATCAATATGATTCTTGCTCTTAAACTTAACATACTTAACGCCTTCCTTTTCAGAAACGCCGTTAATCTTCTTTGCACCACTCTTCTTTAGAATATCAGCAAGAACCTTTCCTAGATTCTTATCAACAATAACAGTAATGTTATGGTTAGCAGAGTTCTCACCAAAGTTTGTATCTGGCTTTAGTAGATTACTCCACTTGACTTCAAGAGTTTCAGTTACCAACGGTGGCAGTTTCATTGACTTCATTTAGATTCTCCTTATTTAGATTTGCAGTAGCAGTAGACTGAGCAGCAACAAGACGAGTAACTTGTTCGTTGATATTAGTTGTAATACCAGTAAGAACTGTACTAATGTTTGAAAGATATTCAATTACACTTACGCCAGTTACAGCAGGACCATTGTTTGTAGTTTCTGTATTCATGTTTATTCCTCCTTTCTGATAGCACCTATCAGTAGCCCCAACTATCAGGGCCAATCGTTATAGAAAACTTTACCGTTTCCATCCTTGTCAAGAATTTCAACAGCATTAGCTTCATAGGCTGATAACAAACGAAGACCGAGATCACTCATGCCTAAGTCTTTCCACTTGTTTTCAATGAGCATTTCAATATTAGAACGCATCCAATTATTATCACAACTAAATATCTCATTAGTTTTATCTGTTGGATATAAATCATTTTCACTAAAGGGCTGACTTAAAGGAAGCCACATTCTAATAGTAAACTTTGTAGTAACAAACTTAAACATCTCTTCAGTTAACACACTAAGTTTTCTTTGTTCCATATTAACCTCACATATCCATAAGTTCAAGATAAGGATGACCATCAATTACAACGCCACAAGAAATGACTGGCTTCTTAATTAGGTTCTTACCATAAGCCATTTCATATCTATTCTTGTCTACACCGCACCCAACATCCATGCCAAAGATCCTACGATCAGGGCCACACAACCAGTTGATACCAGCAATAGAATGGTGATGTCCCATAACAATGGGGAAGGCCGACATCTTAGCTGTATTAAAAGCTGGATATTGAGAAGAAGACCCAGTACCGTGTTGATAGCGAGTGCCGTCAATAATATGAGCATACATCCACTCCCACTTGGTAGTTCCATATACTTCGTTATAAGTCTTTAAATAAAAGTCTGGAATTCCTACGCTGGAAGCCAGTCTAAAGACTCTCTCATCGTGATTACCGATACAAATTTTAAGAGAAGGAAATTCCTTTTCCCATTGCTTGATATAATTCATAGCCTTCTTGTATTCAGTAACAGCACCCTCGTTTTCAGGATGCTTTGAGTGAAATGAAATACAATGATGATCTACCACATCCCCTGCATGAACAAACTCATTACACTTGTACTTATCTCTAATCTTTTTTACAAATGTAAAATAGTTTTTATGCACAGCAGGAAAATGAGTATCACCAATAACTAATACTCTTGCCATTACTATTCCTTTTCTATATAAATATTAATATTCATATCTGTTTGAAAGGGAACATCCTTTAGCATCATCTCTTCGTGACAGTTATCTAAAAAGATTGCTGAGAATCTACCAGTAGGAAACCAAAGATTTATTGTTTTCTTTAGATCATCTGATAAAGCAATATCAACACAGCGTTGAACTGCTAGTTCCATTTCTTTTTCATTAGTAACTTTATGAATTTTCTTTTTCTTCTTAGCCAATACTACCTCCTAATGAAAGAAATAATCTGCTTCAAGTACAGAAGATACTTCAAAGTTTCCGCATTCAGGAATTGCAGGTAGTTCAACTCCAAGAAGTAATTGTAATTCTTCTTTTAATTTATTTAATAGCGGTTCTTTGTGCATCTCATAGAACTCTTCTTTAGTGTACTGTCTCATCATTGAAACATAAGGAGCAGCACAACCATAAGAGTCATGTACAAAACTAAAATTAGTAATACCAGAATTAATCATTCTATTCATAGTAAGCCACATATGAGCAGCGTCAAGACTATGAATATAATTAGGACTAACAGCTAAGTTTACTTGATCATCATCAATCTGACTAGAATCAATAGAACCAAAGTTAAGCTCTTTCATATTAAAGAGTTTAGCTACAGATCTTCTAGTCAAGATTTCATAGTATTGATGAACAACTTTAAACCCACACGGTGTAGTCCATTCAAGATTCTTTCCCATATTACTTGCTATATCAGCAACTTGCTTTAACCATACCTTACCTTTATTAGCGTTTGTCAAAGTATTCTTAAGACACTTATCAATATAAGTAGCAAGTTCCATTACAGCACCAGCAATCCTATCCTTACCAACCCAATCAAGATGTCCTTCAGACTTACAGTAACGACGAATACCATAGAAGGTAACTCCATAAGGATCAGTCATTACTGCTCTCTTGCAAACAGATCTTGGGATTTTATTATCCCAATGATTAAGAAATAATTCTGCCCATCCTCTTGTATTAGGATCAGTAGAATCATTTTTAATATCTTCTTTCATAGAGTTAGTCATAGAGTCTGCAACAAAACCATAAAGATCTTGAGGATCTTTAGAGTGTTGTAGGTTTACTTTATGTGAGAGATCAATATCTCTCATAATAGCAGCCCAATGTTGAACTCCATTACAAGAACCATCCATTTGAATTGGCAACTGAGTAAGACCATCTGTCCTACAAAGTTCAAAGATTGCTGCTAGTCTTTGAAAACTAGGGTTCTTTTTCTTTTTATCACTAATCCAGAACCATCTCATTTCAAATGGATCTCTAGCAGTATCTTTAATGTTATTAAGATTATCTTCAACCCACTTAATGCGAACATCAAATGGTTCTTTATCTTGATCGAAAAGATTTGCAAGATGAATCTTTAACCAATACAAACCTTGTTCTGTTTGTTTAACTGGTTTAGCAAACATAATTAAACTGCGATCAAAGTCTGAACTTTGAGGTGACAAAAGATCACAAGCAGTATAAGCACGGCCTCTAAAGTCACAAGTATAAATGTGATAAAAGAAACCCCACTTCATTAGATCTTGAGCAAGCTTTAATCTAACAAGCATTCTTCCTCTTGATCTTTCTTCTTTATACCAAGAAGACCAAGTTTCTTCTTTTCTTTGACACCACTTTGCTTTCTCTTCTTTAGTACCCTGTTCTGGATAAGACTCTCCAAAGTCAAAGGCATCAAAGTCATAAGCTGGAAGATTTGCTTCTCTTGTGTTGTTATGAAATAAGCAATTCATTACTTCATAAACTTTATAGTTAACAGTCCATTCTGTGTTCATTAAATTATTAAGACCACGAACAACTATTTCACTAGGAGTAGAATTCTTTTGTGTTACTGTTTCATCCCAATAAACATCTTTAAACTTTTGAACAACAGATTTGCGAATCCAAGGCATTAGATTACCACCACTAGAATCCACAGCGTGTGGAACAGGAGGGACAATCATAGGTCTATACAAAAGACTAGCCCTAGAAACAAGATCGTTGTGTTTGTTATTAAGTTCCATTAAGATATCATCAGTAAAACTTACAACAACTCGTTCATACCAACGATTGTTAATACGCTTACGATAGTTCTTAATAGAAACTATGTTACTCATTTCAGCAATGCGTAACATATGATGTCCAAAGTCTTCTCTTTGCTTTCTAGTAAACTGTTTTTTATTAATACAGTTCATCTTAAGAGCAAAGGCTTTGCATCTCTTAACAGTCCAGTTCTTTTGATAATGAGATTGCTTTAACCAATCTTGTTTAAAGTTTTCTTTAGCAGCTTGATAGGCAACAATATCAATTACCATATTAGAAATTTGATGGGCCATGTGCTGTGCAGATGGTAGTGGAACAGAGTGTAAGTCACCGTCCTTACCATCCATCTTACGATCCCACATAGCAGAGTTAAACCACTCTAACATAAGACAACGGATAGTAATATCAGCCATCTTGCCAGCACCAACAGCAAACAAAGGATAAGCCCATTCAGGAGTCTTACGATTCTTGCTAATTAAATCAATCCACTCTTGATAGAATGGAGTTAAATGAACTACACAAGAATCAAGTAATCCTTGTTCAGGATAGCCCTCATCAGGAGCACGATTATATTCTTCCCAATATCTATTATTAGAAAGATTAAGCATCTCCTCTTCGATAAGAGCTTGATAGGTTTTTCTACTCTCCTGAACTTCTGGCTTTAGTAAATTCCATAACTCAGGCATAAGTACCTCCTATCAAAGTAGATCTACATTGTCATTAATAATTTTAGCAATTTGTTTGAATGACTTTGGCTTAGTGTGTTGGTAATCACCGTCATTAAGAGCGGCTAAATTATAGAATTTATAATGATCTTTGTGAATAAATTCACCCTTTCTAGTTTTCATACCAGCCCAATTCTTTACAACAGTAGGAAGATATGAAGTATTTTTACCATACATATAACACTTTCCTTCAGTAAGATCATTAATCTTAATTACTGGTAATGTTTTCTTTTTCTTTTTCTTTTGTTCTTGATTATAAAGATCACAAAGAACACCAAGACAACAGAAACTATTGTCGTGATTACGAAGTGTATACTTACCTTGCTTGTACTTTTTTGAACAAAGAGCCTTTGTCCAAAGTTTTGCAATATCTTTCTTCATTATATCTCCTGTGCAATGCGTGATAGGTATGCGCATCCCACCTCAACTTAATGATTAGACTAGAGCGAGAGCGTGACGGAACACCTTCATGGTTGAATCCTGATTCAAACCAGCAAGATTATCCCATGCACGATTCTCCATTGAAGCCTTACGGCCCTTCTTTGCAACACGATGCTGAATGAACTTACTAACAGCATTAGCAGCCATCCACATGTTTGCAGTACTACCAGTCTCATCCCTTTCACGGTCAAAGGTTTCAGACCAATTAGACACAGCCTTCACAGCATTATCATAATTATCCTGCTCGGCTTCAGTCCTTGGGTTAGTAACAATAGGAGTTTCGATAAGACCCCAAACATCCATCCAGAACTTCTGGATACTAGCCTTATCAAGTTCGTGGTTAGCAAGATCACTAACAGCATCACGGAAGAACTGTCCACTACTACGGAACTGACGAAGAGCATCACGCATTGCTTCCTTCTTGTCTTCCATAGTACTACCCTTATGAGTAATGCGGAACATATTCTTACCCTTCTTTGCTTCAGCAATAGCCATACTCAAAGTGTTCTGACAAACAATACGAACACTAGTAGGAAGAGCACAGAAAGCAATGCTACCATCATGGCTATTAATTAGACCCATGTATTCGGTAACAGTATCACCACTAGAACCACGAACATCAAACGAATCACCACGAAGAAGAAGAACAACCTTACGACCATTCTTCAAACTAAGTGCAGACTCAACCTTAACATCACGACTAAGTTCATAAGCCATTTCAAAGTGTTCGCTATTCTGAATAACCTGATAGTCGCTAGACTGAACACTAAGAATTTCTTGAGTATCCTGACGAACGATTGCACTATAGTCTTCAGAGAAAACAGTACCAATATCAGGATGATCTGCCTTAACAAAACCAGTCTTGATAACATTCCAGTCAAGACCAGCAGCCTTAAGAGCATCCGATGGAGTCATATCAGACTCAACCACAGTACCAAGACGATGCCACGCGGCAACGCGGTTAAACACAGCACTATCATTCGACATAATTTCGTGAGCCATATAGTACCTTTCTGCGTCAACTGACGCTTAATCTAAATCAGAACGATCCCGAATACGGAACTCATTTCTTTGTTCCTTAAGTTTCCTATCACCCCATCCCTTATTCTTTTCTTTCTTTTTGTATTTATATCTATCCTTATCTTTGTTCTTATTACTTTTCATAGTACCTCCAAAGTAGTGAGGCTACGGAGATTCGAACTCCGGTCAAGAGGATGAAAGCCTCCTATCCTAGACCACTAGACGATAGCCCCATGTGCCTATGGTGGGATTCGAACCCACACTACAAACATTTTAAGTGTCTTGACTCTGCCGTTGGTCTACATAGGCTTTAGTTTCATAATTATCAGGATGAACTGTATGATTTCTTCTCCACTTGTCGGCTTCTTTTTCTGATTCCCAAAGAGAAACTTGAGTACGAGAGTCCATCATCCAATCCTTTACAGTCTTACACCATAAACCATATTTCATAAAGCGTTCCTGAATGGAATTGAACCATTAACCTTAGCATTAGAAGTGCCACGCTCTATCCAATTGAGCTACAGGAACTAATGCCATTACTTATTAGGAATATAAGTTGGCCGTGCAAACTTTGCCAGTTCATCAAGGATCATAGCAATACGCTCCTTGATAACAGCATCAATATAATCCTTGATCCACCGAGTATCATCAGAATTCAGGGGAGGATTAATTGTCTTATGCTTTTCAAGACGCTCATCAATAAGAAGATCAAAGTCGATCATCTCAACAACATCTCTAGCAATAGCATCCTTCCAAGCATTAGCCTGACTATCCATACGATCTTCAATAGTCGAATCAATATCAGACATTACTTCACTAGTAACATCATCCTTAACATCAGAGATAGCAGAATCAATAGCCTGTTCCATGCTATACTTTGCGTCTTCAATTTCTGATTCAAGGTCACTACGAAGAGCATCAACCTCATCTCTAACCTGATCCTTAACAGCATCGCTAGCGGCTTCCTTAAGAAACTCTTCAATCTTTTCTGCAAAATGATTCATCTTCTATCCTTTAATAAGTATAGTTTAGTGAGAAACTGTCCTTCCTATAAGGACATAATAGGGGTGGCGGGACTCGAACCCACATGTACGCGATTATAAGTCACGGCCTTCATCCAGTTCAGGCACACCCCAATAGTTTATTTAGTAGTAATCTACAGAACTATAGTCATCTTCATCATAATAATCACGGGCATTATAATAATAACTACCATCTCGTTCAGGTTCTTCAGAACGATCCTTCCCGATTTCAAGACACTCTTTCTTTATCTTTGTTGCAAAGTCTTTATCCCAATCATCAAGACTAGACTTTGTAATAAGTTCTCCATCGTTATATTCATGGACAAAGACATCAAGTATTTCAAGTTCTTTTAGTTCCCATTGATAATCTTCATGGATACCAAAAGCACCAAAGTAATCATAAGGACCAATGCCATGATCTACCCATTCCCAATACTCACGAATAATAAAATCAACTGTATAGTCAACATCATCTATACTAATAGTGATCTCTTCATATTCAGTATCCTTATCCATATTATCTCCTTGTAAATGGAATGCCCTCGACAGGACTTGAACCTGTAACCTACCGATTAAAAGTCGGCTACTCTACCAATTGAGTTACGAAGGCGAGTAACTGTGGGTGCTCTATCAGTAGCCCCAACTATTCATCAAGTGGATATTGATATTTCATACACAATATAATAACCACTAATAATCCAAAAGTTATTGCTACTCCAGCCATTTCTCTTCCTCTTTAGTCAGATAACAAGCATAGGAATGAGCGTCGTTCTCATCATCAAAAGCATCAACAACAACAGACATATTCTTGATTACTTCATAGCAGCATTGATCTGGTCGGTAATGTACTGTGTATATGTTCAACATATTATACCCTAGAGTTTCCGTGAACAGTTCTATAAAGATTTATAATGTAAGAACAATCTAAAAGAAGTTCTTTGATATCTACAACATTACCACAATCTTCATCAAGGTCTTCAACGATATTGAAAATACGATCAAGAAGTTCTGAAGGTTTCACTTAGCAAATCTCCGTGCAGCATCAACTTTCCATTGATCTGCAATGCTAGGATACTGAATGTTATTACGCATAAGTGGAGCATACACATCAATGACCCCATCAAAGTGATCCTTTTGAGGTTGATTCCAAGAATCATAAAGATCACCCCAACGATAATGCTTTCCGTTTAGAATCTTATTCGGCTTCAACTTGAGTCGTGTCATTATTATCCTCCAATTCAATTACATTACCTTCATCATCAAAAGTATAACCAGTATAGATAACAATCTGACCGTTATTATCTGTATCGTCAATATTATAACGACAGATAATATCAAGAACATCTTCAAAAAAGTTATTCATTTTCAGAAACTCTTTCCTTTACAATGTAATGTCCATCACCATTATCAACGAGTTCGTAATCAGAATCCTCATACATATCCTGTATGTTGAACATCTCAACCAAGCGTGCAGGAATCGGATCATCCATCTCATAATAGTCTTCATAAAGACCATCAGGATCAGTACCATACATACCAACAAATCCCATTCCCGGCTCAAAGAAATATGCAGTCACATCCCAACCAGTAGCAACCATTGTCTTATAAACTTCTTCGGGCGGACACCAAGCAGACTCAAAAGAAATCTCAATCTCATTCTTGTTATCAAACTGAACCCAAGAAATACCGTGCGCTTCCCACTTGGTAGACCAAGTTCTAATAGCCTTGTTATAATCCCACTCACCAAGAGGAAGAATGTGGTCAAAGAAAACATCATTCGAAAGAGCATCCTTGAGTGCCTGAATCTTTGCAGGATCAAGATTGCTAACAACAACCGTATTGTTACACCAGTTAGGCATTTGTATTATCTCCGAGGTAAAAGGAAAGATCATCACGATGACACGACACAACATCAGAACCAGCAAGTCCATGAAAGTTATTCATAGCAGCACGATTAGCATCATACTTTGTATCGTGGTATGAAAGAACTCTCCACTTTGGATTGTCAAGAGTACGATAGACAACCCACCAATCCATATCCATATTAGGTGCATTAGTTTCCATTGTCAATCTCCTTTAGAAAAGAACAGAACAAGTGTATCGTAGGGGATTCTCCCGAAAGAGAATCCCGTGGCGAACCACTTGCCTACCTAGGTTATGGACTGCAAGTATACCTAGAACCCTACATGTGTCTCCTTTGTATAGGTGTAGTTACTATACAACATATGTGGTTATTATCTACGATATACTAGGATACCACGCGAAATCCCTAGTATACTACGGTTGCCCTAATGTGGTGTACACTCTAATGAGCGGGTATAGTTCCTATGGAACACCGCCAACTTACATAGGGCTGAATGAAACACTCCCATGATATTTCTACCATGAGAATGCGGGAGAGTACCGCCCTCCGAAGGATCATATTATAATGCGAAGTTGAACAGGAACATTATCTTGTTCTTGCCAAGCATTACAAACAGATGCCGTGAGTTTCCAATAATCAACATCTAACATTTCTTGTGGTTTGCTATAGCCAATACGACAAATCGGTGGTCTTGTTTCATAAATCTTGCATAAGTTATTATCATCAAGATGAACACAAGAACCATCTTCTTTGATTGAAAGACCGTGTTGTTCTAACTGATCTTTCAATAAATGTATTCGCTTACAGCAACATCCACAAGATGTGCATGGAAACTTCACAGTTGTGTTTCGATTACATCTGCAATAGCGTTGAACGAAAGCGTATGCTCATCGTTTAGTTCTGCAAGACTAACCTTACCCTTGTCTCTCAGTTCCATACGACCAGAGACAAAGTGTTCCTCATCAGAAATACAGTTACTACGAACAGTAATGTCGCAGTTTATGATTTCATTAGTCAATGCTTTGACTGATGTTGGGTAGATTACTTCCTCACTAAAGCCAGCCCATTTGGCTACAGTATAAGGAAGGATTTCGTGACTGGATTGCCTATCGTCTGTGTTGATGTTGCAGGCAAAGAGGTTGAACGCAACGGCCTCATCGTACTGCCTCCATTCACTTGTGTTTGGGTGATCTTGAATGTACAGATCACAAAGAACACCAAGACAACAGAAACCCTGTGAATCATAGAGGTAACTTGATGTTTGTCCGTACTTACCAGAACGCAAAGCCTCAACCCATCGTGCCTTGATTTGTTGGTTCATTGTTGAACTCCTTGTTTGATTTCCAAGACGCAACTTCAGAAAGAAACGACGCAACTTCTTCGGGTGTTCTATATGGAAGAACATCACCACCAAGTTTACCATCGGGTGTTAGGAATGTACCATCCCGATTCCAGACAGCAACTTCCGCAGTCTTGCATTCATAGAACTCGGTGCTAGAATACGAAGGTAGCCTATCTGTTGGTCCAAAGGAAACAAGATGTTTGTGCCTGCTATCGCAATAGTTTCCCCATCCCCATGCAACGGATACCGTGTATCCATTCTCAAATGTCATGGTGAATCCGTTGTTTAGTGATTGTGTGTTCAGATTGAACATTTGATTTCCTTACTTGAGAAGGCTGCGAAGAACTCTGATCTCAATCTTCTTATCGTGAAGTTCATCACGATAACCACGAAGTTGCGCTTCCAACAAGGAAACACGATCACGAAGTTCATTCAGTTCTTTGTTTGGGTTAGTCGTAAGAGCGTAATATGCATTCTTCCGATCTTCTTCAGTCAGGTCAGGAAAGAGAAGGTTGTTCTTACAAACCAACCTTACCCAATCCGCATTCTCAAAGTAATTACTCATCGCTGCTCTCCTCGAATGGATTCGATTGCCGCATCAAGGCTGCAAGCATCAGCCCAATCCCCACAAGCCTTGTCAGGATTTCGCAAGTGACCCATCTTCTCAAGAGTCTTTGCTTGCTCCGTATACCACCGATCCTCGTTCAGCCTCTTGATTGTG